GACGTGGCTGGAAGCCAGGTGTACATCTGGGATGGATCAGTATGGATACTGGGCAAAAGTGGGAAAGGGACAGGCTTCATTCGCGCTTTGGGTGGCATTGGAAATATCCATGTCATGAAGTCCAGATCTACTACGGCAAAGATGAAGTTAAAGATTGTGACATCAGGGGAGCAGTTATTAAGCATCTTCCCGATGAAAGCAAATCCAGAGGATTATATTTAAATTTACTTGAAATGGCAGTCAAAGAATTGCCGCATGATCCGCGCATGTGGACTTACATGTGCAGAGAATATTATTTCCACCAACGATGGCAAGATGTTATTGACGCCGCTCAAAAACAATTACCACTCAATGGCTGGGATGTAGAACAAGCCGCTGTCTGCCGATGGGCAGGTGAGGCTAGTCACCAACTTGGCAAAGAAGATGATGCCAGAGATTGGTATGACAAAGGTGTACAAATTCTTCCCACACAAGGCGAACCATGGTATGGAGTAGCAATTCATGCTTACCGTAATCAAAATTGGAGCAGATGTTTAGATGCTTCTATTAACGTTATGGAACGTACTCGTTCAACCCACTATTGCTACGAATCAGCAATCTGGGACTGGAAAGCCTATGACCTTGCATCAATCGCTGCTTACAACCTCAAGCATATTGATGAAGCAATAGCCTTCGCTACACAAGCGGTAATAGGCAACGGTCCAGAAACAGATCGTATTCAACGCAACTTAGATTTTTTTAGACAGGTGAAGAATGAATCATCAACACACAAGCAAAGTTCTTGAATGGGGCTTTGATGAAAAATACAATAGCATTCCTTCTAAATACGGCTGTGCCGAATGTCATGAAACGTATACCGAATTACCAGTTTATCCAGAAACACCATCGGATCATAGTCAGCATAATGATTATATTGACGGGTGTTTTGCTTGCAAGATTAGGACATTAGAACTTAACACTGGTGACGCTGGACGTTCTGATTCTATGTCTCAAAAGAAGTGGGATGCTGAACTAAACGCTTATGCAGATGCTCGCTCACAGGGCATACAACCCGCTGGTACAACAATGAAAGCAGTTGCTGAAGCCAAGGAAGCAAGCGACAAATTAGGCACAGCATTTGATGCTGGAGTTATGCCTGCAGCACAAAAGATTACTAAGCAAACTGCTTCTGTAATGAAAGAAACTGGAGTTATCTAATGGCTATGAATGATAAAAAGCAAGACGCAAAAGTTACTAAAGGATTAAAGCCAGCACAAAAGGCAGCCTTTAAAAAAGCCGATGCTGCGATGGATAAAAAGAAGCCATCCGCAAAGGCTGATATGAAAATGGATAAAGCACTTGTAGCCAAGATCAAGAAAGGCAAGTAAATGGCAGCAGCAAAAAAGGGTATGGGCTTCGCAGCCGCTCAAAAGTCAATCGCTAAAAAGTCTGGCGTATCAATGAAGTCAGCAGGAGCAATCCTTGCATCTTCAACTCGTAAGGCTTCACCAGCAGCAAAGAAAGCAAATCCAAATCTAAAGAAGGTAGCAATGCCTCAGAAAAAAGGTGGTAAATAATATGTGCGCTTCATGTGGATGCAATAACAATGCAGTTAAGGCAACTGGCAAACTAGACGGCAAGCCAACTGAAACACCTTATGGTGAGTATGAAGGCGTCGGCGGCACAGTTACATGGCCAACAAAGTAGTCAAAACACGCGGTGCTGCAAAGCAAGCGGTTACTGACACAATTACAATTGGCAATCAAAAGCATGTAATTACCAAAGCCAGCAATGGTGACATTGTTGTCAACCATCCTGGCTCAAAGAAAACAACATTTAAGAAAATTGATTTAACTAAGAAGGCAGATGTTAAAACCATTGCTGGCGGCGTAGCCGCTGTTAAGAAATGGCACAAGACACATCCAACGAAAGGTAAGTAAATGACGACGCCCCCAAGTCTGCAGTACAGTATGAATCGTTTGGCAGGTACATTAGTTAATGGCGTACCAACCCTTGATACACAAGGTGCTGCAAATGTTTGGGCTGGTACAACAACCCCTTTGGATACTGAGGGTGCGCTTAACTACCTTTACGGAAAACGTTTTACTAAGCCAAATTACAATATTGATCTGCCAGGAATTTTAAATTCATTGGCTGGCACATATGGTCTTGGCGAAAATCTAGCAGCATCGTTGATAGCATCATGACTTTATTTGTAGACCTTATTGACGAAACTGCTTTATCACTTACTGGTTATACCAATCGCCAGGATCAAGCAACCTACCTAACCGCTCCAATGACAGCAACCGACCTAACCTTTACAGTTGCCGATGGAACAGTACTAACTCGTGGTTTGGTTGAAATTGATGATGAATTGATCTGGGTTGACTCATTTGACCGTACAACTAACACAGCCACTATTCCAACATATGGTCGTGGCTTTCGTGATACAACCGCTGCAGTTCATACGGCTGGTACACGAGTCACAATTACTCCGTCGTTCCCACGCTCAGTAATTCGTCGCAATTTGCAACAAGCAATTGATGCTGTATATCCAGATTTGTTTGGTACCTATTACACAATTTTTAACTTTCAAGCAGCAGTAACAACTTATGTTCTGCCAGATGAATGTATAGATGTATTGGCTGCCTCATGGCGCACCATTGGACCTTCTAAAGAATGGTTGCCTATTCGCCATTATCGTGTAGATCGTACTGCTAACCCATTGGTATGGAACAGTGGTAAGACTATTTCTATCCGTGAGGGTATTATCCCTGGTCGTCCCGTCATGGTAACTTATACAAAAAAGCCAACTGTTATTCAATATGATAACGATGATTTTTCTATGACTGGTTTATCAGATTCAGCACGTGAAGTCATTGTCCTTGGAGCCGCATATCGTACTGCCATGTATCTTGATTTTGGTCGTGTACCAGCACTAACCGCAGAAGCAGATGCAATGAGTCAATCTAACCCAATTGGTTCAGCAGTCAACATTGGCCGTGCAATTCAAAATCTTTATCAAGCGCGTTTACAAATTGAGATTCGTCGTCTTGAAGCCCAGTTCCCACCCCGCACGCACTACACAAGTTAGGATAATCAGTGACAAGATACTACTCAGCAGTTGCTGTAGACAATACCCTTGGTTCAGCAATAACCAGCGGTTCTACAACAGCAACACTCAATACATCCCCGATTGGTTATCCAAGCAGTTTTCCATTTGTGTTGGCGATTGACTACAACGCAGCAACAGAAGAACTTGTATTGGTAACGGCAGTATCTGGTACAACTATTAGCATTACTCGTGGTTTTAACGGATCAACGCCACAATCTCACGCAGTGGGTGCAGTAATACGTCACGTTATTACAGCCCAAGATTTAACAGATACTCAAACGCATTACAATACTGCATTAACTGATGGTGCGCATGGAGTAACTGGCTCACTAGCCACATTCCTTGGTGCGCCAACATCGGCTAACCTAGCCGCAGTAGTTACCGATGAGACTGGTTCAGGTTCACTTGTTTTTGCAACTGGTCCAACAATTAACAGCCCAGTCATTACAGGCACAATTGCTGCCAGTGGCTCTACTGGTGCTTCAGGTCAATACCTTTCATCAACAGCAACTGGTATCGCCTGGGTAACACCAGCAACAACTAACCTTGTTCTCAATCCTCAGACTGGTACAACCTACACCCTCGTATCTAGCGACTTAAACAAAGTGGTTACCTTAAGTAACTCATCTGCAATAACCTTGACCATCCCATCGGCTACATTTACTACTGGTCAACAGATCAACATTCAACAAATCGGCGCAGGACAGGTAACCGTACAGGGAGATGGAACGTCTACCTTTACAGGGACTGGAACTAAGTTACGCACACAATACAGTGCAGCCACCATTGTTTGCACAGGAACCAATACCTTCACATTGATTGGAGACTTAGCATAATGGCTACAGCATATGTCGTACTAGGACAGGCTACGCCCTCAGCGGCTGGCTCATCTACCCTTGTTACAGGGTCAACTAACGGCTCTATAGTAGGCTCCTTTACTGTCTGCAATAAAGGAACATCTACTGATGCAATCCGTGTCAGCATTACCAAATCTGGTGGCTCTGCTTATTACCAGTACTACGGTTTTAACGTGCCTGGCAATAGCACTATTCACGAACAACCAGGTTGGACATTAGCGACAGGTGACACAATTACCGTATATTCAACTGTTGGTAACACCGACTTTACAGCGACAGGAGTAACACTCTAATGGCCGTCTCATTACTTGTTAACGGAAGCGCTGTTCCAGCAGTTACGGTTAATGCCCAAACTGCTTCATATACCTTTGTCTTGGGCGATGGCAATAACACCCTTGTTACTTTGTCTAACGCCTCTGCCAACACGGTGACTATTCCACCTAACTCATCAGTAGCATTTCCCGTAGGAACTGTGTTAAACTTTGCACAGACTGGCGCTGGTCAGACAACGATTACACAAGGAAGCGGTGTGACTATTACATCAACTGGTGCTACGGCAACTGCTCCAAAGACTCGCGTACAATATTCAGCGGCTACTGCAATTCAGACCAGCGCAAATAACTGGCTTGTGATTGGAGACTTGGCTTAAATGTCACCCATACTCGGCATATACGCCTCGCAAATATCAGGGCATTTATCCACCAATAACTATTCATCTATTTCAACCGTAACAGTTGGCTCAGGTGGAGCAAGCAGTGTTACATTCAGTTCAATCCCTAGCACTTGGACGCATTTACAAATTAGGGCTATGGCTCGTTCAACCGAATCAGGTAGCACAAACACTAACGCTTTCTTTCAATTTAATGGTGATACTGGGTCAAATTATTCAGAACATCAACTTGCTGGCGATGGTTCTAGTGCTTCTGCAAGCGCTGGAACTTCTCAAGTTTGGGCATATACGGGACTTACAACAGGCAACTCATCAAGCGCAAATATGTACGGCGCATTTATTGTAGATGTTTTAGATTATGCCAACGGAAATAAAAATAAAACTATTAAAACATTAAGTGGTAATGACCAAAATGGTAGTGGTTATGTTTTACTTAGAAGCGGTGCTTGGTATTCAACATCTGCAATTAGTTCAATCGTCATAACGCCAGGTGGCGGTTCTTGGCAACAATACACACAATTTGCCCTCTATGGAATTAAATAAGATGACAACTAACTTTAGAAAGGCGGCAATCTGATGGCTGCTGGCTCAACTTATACGCCTATTGCTACTACCACTTTAGGTAGTGCTGTTACTTCTTTTACTTTTACTTCTATACCTCAGACTTATACAGATTTAATTTTAATTGCAAGTGGTTCAATTAGTGCAAGTGGGCCTGCATTTAAGGTCAGGGTAGGTTCTAGCAATACAATAGATACTGGAAGTAACTATTCAATGAATAGACTTATTTGGTATGCGTCAGGTTCTCCTTACCCAGTTGAATCGACAAATATTTCATATTATTCTTTAGATGGAAGTTCTTATTCTTCTTCTGCTCAAAATATTGCTATTTCCAATATTATGAATTATTCCAATACAACAACATATAAAACTATGTTAAACAGGTCTGGATATGCTTCTGACCAAGCAGAAATGAGCGTTGCTTTGTGGAGAAGCACAAACGCAATTAACACGATTCAAGTTCTTGTTGATTCGCAAAGTATTAACGCTGGCACAACCTTCACCCTCTACGGAATTGCGAGTGCATAATGGCTAACCCAACATATACTCTTATCGCTTCTAACACCGTAGGTTCAGGTGGCGCTTCTAGCGTTACCTTCTCATCTATTCCTGCAACTTATACAGATTTAGTAATTAAATGCTCTTCAAAAACACCTTTTACAAGTGGAAACTCATCTATAGATACAATTTCATTTAATGGTTCTAGCACATCGTTTTCTGGAATATATATTCAAGCATATGGCACAGGGTATAATTATGGAACTTATGCACAATTTGCTGCATATTCAGATGGAAATGTTAGCGCAACAACAAATACATTTTCTAATACTGATATTTATATTCCTAATTATTTAAGTTCATTAAATAAAAGTTATTCATCAGATTCAGTTTCAGAGGCAAATGCATCAACTCCTTATATGGTTATGGTTGCTGGTCTTTGGGCAAATAGTTCGGCTATTACCTCAATTACGCTAACTCCTTATTCAACTTTTCTTCAATACTCAACCTTTTACCTTTACGGCATTAACAACTCATAACTAAGGAGAAACAAATGGCAGATAACCCACAAGCGATTGAGGTAAATTGTGAGACAGGTATTGTCACCACTCGCGATTTAACCGCTGACGAAATTGCAGCACAGGCTGTTGCCGCTCAAGCAGCAGCAGACCAAAAGGCTGCGGCAGAAGCAGAAGCAGCAAAGGTTGCAGCAGACAAGGCTGCGGGTCAGGCTAAACTAGCGGCTCTCGGTTTAACAGCCGATGAGATTGCGGCTCTATCTAAGTAACACCAAGCATTACCCAGCCCCGCTTAAACGGCGGGGCTTTTTTATTGGACTTAAACCTGATGCAATAAATTGCATCTAGCGTTCAACAAGTTGAACTATAAGGAGTATAGGTGGCTATAGGCGGCTATAAGCACATTGCGGAACGTCCCGTTGATCCAGTTGGCTTACCTGCTAACTCTGGAAATACCTACTACAACACGGCTAATAATTACGACTGCGCTATTGCAGGTCTGCCGTTCTTCCTTGGTATTAGCAAAGAACATCCATACAAGCGTGAGACTGCGCAGTATCGCAAGCAACAGATTGACCAACAGAAGGAACCAGGTGAGCAGACGCTCACAGGTTGGTGGCTTCGTAGCCAATCCTCATTTCATTACGGCGCTGGTATTCGTTACGAAGAACCAGTTGAAGGTGAGACTGTTGGTTATCGTTTTAACAAGTCTGCTGGTGTAGATGTATTTAACATTGGTCGAGTAACACTACTCCCAGATGTGGCAAAGAATACAAGCATTACAGTATCTTCTGGTGTTACACCAATTATGGTTGGTGGCACAGATGCCAATGGCGTAGATCTATACTTGACAGC